AAATAGGATCATTTATATCTACAATTTTTTTTCTTAAGATATTGAATTGTACTATAAATGTTCCATAAGTAAACCCAAGTTGTTGTACTACAGATTCCGGGAATAGTTGTAGTTCCTCGGTGTATGTATTTTCACTTCCTTGTAAACTTCCAGGTACTTTATAATCTGTATAATTAGTTTTGGAAAATAGTAAGGACCCTCCGTTAGTGTAAATGTGATACTCTACGTAATCCTCTTTTAGTCCAAATTGCCTTATATACTCCCTAGAAGATACTAAAGAAGAGTCTATGGTATCATACTGAGTGAGACTTTTGTTTATTCTGTTTAAAGAAACTATCATTACACTCTAGTATTTGATATTAAAAATATTTGATTCTTCAAAGAGACATTCTCTTCTCTAAGATTTCTAATCTCTTCTTGTAAATCATCAAAGCTAACTCCAATATAGTCTCCGCTTCTCTTAACTAGTTCTAAGTGAGAAGTTTCAGATCCACTTGGAGGTATATCATAAAACAGTGTGTCGTAGCTATCAAAAAAAGATTCTACAGTTTGATTTTCATTTTGATTTGTATCCTCAACCGGATTACCGTCCTGAGGAACTAATTGTTTAAATGATACATCTACTACATTTGGAAATGTATTTTTTCCGTATATTTTTCTTTTTATATTAACTGCTTCAGCCATTACTCTGTTACTTTAAAGAAATATTGATCGTCAAAAATTAAAGTAGACCCGCTTATTATAGTTTTGATAAGAATTTTATAATACCTTTCTGGTTCTAAACCATACATGTATATATAAAAATAATTACCTTGTAAATCGGCACTTATTTTAGTAAAGTTATTATCAAAATCAACAACTGTTACATCCCCTTTTACATCTTTTATAGAGTAGTATGAACTAGAAGGTAAATACTTTTGAGTAGTATATATAGAAGAAGTTGCATAAGTTCTTACTGGAAACTGGTCTCTTACATTCAGTCTAAATCTATGTATCTCATATTGATTGAACTCGCCTTTATTATTTGCTAAAGAGACCCTTATGTCCTGAGATCCTACTCCAGAAATGTTAGACCCAGAAGTATTATAGGTAGAATCGTCCCACTTAAATTCTAATATTGGGGCGTATATTGTGTTGGTGTCTCTTCCAAAATAACATAATTTGAAAGTAGAACTCTCTTCAAACTCTAAAGATCCAGATATTTTTAATATAAAACCTTGATTACTTATGGAAGAAGACAACATCGCCCTTACTGCAGGAGTGACATCTACGTTAATGTCTTTATTTACATATACTCCAAAAGGTTGTATAAATTCATATCCGGTGTACCAAGTGCCTCCTCCTTTGTTTGCAGAGGTGAAAGAAGCTGTTACTCCTGTTCCATAGCTCCCTGTTGTCCAAGGAGAAGTTCCATTAGAACTCCTATACTTCCAAGAAACTCCATCAGTTGGTATGGGTATGTCTCCAAATTTACCAGTTCCCATATCCCAAGCTCCTGATATTGCAAAAACTTGAACACTATAATCACTAGGAAGTCCTGTGGCATCTGCCAAGTATATTTTTAAACTGCTGCTGAAAGAGGAAGTTCCTATGTAGTTGGACACCACATCAGACATGTCACCATCAGCAAATTTTATAAGAGCTCTAGCAGCTGTGGATTGGCTTGCGTATAGCAAACTTGTACTCTTAGTAAGTTCTAATATCGGATCTAATCCAGAGTTTAGAGTTTGATAATCAGAGTAAAGAGTTGAATCTTTCTCAGCGAATATTTTATATACTGCCATTTTTTTATTCTTAGTATGTTATGACTCTTCCATATATGTCAGTGTTTGGAAACCTAACTTCAAATATAGAAGGATCTAAACTTGGGTATATTATACCGTTTTTAGTTGCTCCTTTTATATCGTAACCGTATGGAGAATATCCACTAGACTCACCATACTTATTAACTACATCAACCCTAATAACACTTTGAACCCCCTTAACATTTCCACAACTAAGTGTGTTATAAACTTCTGATAATATTATGGGCTGGTTTATCTGCCACTTATCTATATCAAAGTAACTTCTAAGAGCTTGTAGACAATCATTTAGAACTTCTCTGCTATTATACGCAGGTAATACAACGATATCGAAATTTATTCCTATGTTTATATAATATGCGTTTTTTATGTTTATAGCATCAGACAGTATTTTGTACTGCGACATATAAGTCTTTAAGTTTTCTTTTACGGCTGGGGAAGCTTGTGTCAGCCTTTTATTAGCATCATAGGAAAGTACGTATAAACTTAAAGACAGTGGATTATCATTTAAATATGTATCTCCTTCATCTATCTCCCTTAAAGAGAAATCTTGTGTTATATAAGCTTTTGAAACGCTTCCGAATTTAGGCGGTAAGCTAAGAGCTCTTATTATATGATCCTCTTTGGTTACATTTCTTAACTGCGTTGGAAATGAGGCTATTGTTTTTTGTCTAATATCTTCTATTGAATCTCCATCTCCTCCTCCTGAAGAAGGAGCTTCGTTGTTGAATGAGACAGATCTTTGAACATACCCTAAAAGGCCTTGATTTAATGAGCCGGGAGTCAATGAAACGGGGGTTACCGTTACTTCGTATATTTGAGATATATCGTTAGCAGGCACGTTAGTTTGGGCTCCCCCTCCAACTATATATCTAACCGTTAAAGTTGTGTTGTTAGGGGCTAATCCATACTCTTTAGTGTACACAAAATTTGAAGGATCATAAGCTGTGAACATCTTATCTACAGCTGTATTATTTCCTATACCTACATTATTAGGGTTCGGTATTATAGTATCATCAGATTCACTGACAACTCCAGATCCAAACTCCAAAACCAGTTCATTATTTTCATTGTATCTTGAAACAAATCTCCTGTTTACAGTTCTTAATTTCAGTATGTAAGGAGCTGTATCATTGTATTGAGACAGTGTAGCATCGTTTGCGGCATTGTTGAGTACCTCTTGAAAAACTGTGTTTTGGGCTAAATATGGAACCTCATACCACTTATTACCGTCACTGTCTATAACATCTAATATTTTAATAACGTCTGTATCGGGGAGTGTTACGCTGTCAAATTTTACTGACTGTCCAAAAGTAAAATCTTGAGACTTTATAGTTCCAGCTAAAGCTTTTATTTTCTTTTTAAGTAGGTAGTATTCTGGTTGGTTTGTTGTGTTATTTATCTGATAAACACTTATTTCTGTAGGGCTTGCGGAGGAAGAGAAACTAAAATCAACTATGTCCTCAGTTATAAAAACAGTATCAGAATTTGTAAAAGACTTTACTTTAGCTTCTTTATCTATTATCATAGAATAAGAATAGTCAGGACTAGCTATACCCCCACTTATTGCAGCAGGTAGTTGTTGAAATACACTGAGATCTACTACTGCCGTACTAACTACTTTAGGCCTGTACCCTAAGGTATATGCCATAGATATTAAGTTCTTTTTGTCTTGTGCAAAAAGTAAAAAGTTTTCCTGAGTCTGCTTGTCTACATAGAAAGATAAAACGTCTCCAACATAAGAAGCCATCTCTATGAACATGTTTCCAGGAGTAGCCTCTGTAAAATCGTTGTATACTTCAGGAAAATAGTTTTTAGCATACTCTATCAAAGCTTGCTTTAAGCTACTAAAATCCTTGTTTATATATTTTATATCTTTCTGTGCCATTAAGTAATTTGTATTAGTATTGTATCAGCATCATTATTTATAGAATAACTTAATTTTATATTCAATAAATTCCTACTAGTGTCAGAACTAAAATCTAAAGAATTTACAGTTATCATAGGAAAATAAAGAGATAGATCATCCAAAATAATCTCTCTGGCATTTGTAAAATCGCTATCTTGTTCAAAGAGTAACTTTCTAAGGTTGGCTCCGAAATTAGGATTAAAAACCCTCTCTTCTTTATTTGTAAGCATGTAGTTAGTTAGGTTACTCTTTATCTGATCTTTCGTAGTATAGTTTAAAGTGAATATATTATAATCATTAAAAGGCAGTCGTATTCCTATACCCCTGTTAGGGTTTCGCTTACTACTGTCCACCTTAAACTCTACCCTATTTCTCATCCTACTCTATTTTTTAACTCTTTCCAAGCAATAGAATCTTTCTTTATGAAAGGAATTGGTGCGTCTATGTCAGGTAAAGATCCGTTAGTGGAAATTTGCATGGCTGCTTCTTCGCTTAGTCTTGGCATTTGTGGGGCCCTAGACGCAGGTTGAAAATCAGATCCTATAGCCTCTCTCAGCCTATTTTTAAACTCATCTGGTGATTGTAGTGGGGTCTGCTGGCTAGATACAACCCTTCCTTCTTTTATTGATTTTACCAATAAAAGTTTAACTTCTTTTAAGTCTTTTTTAAGAGAGGTTTCCATTTGTTCTTTAACTGCCTCTTTTACAGCAGATTTAACCGCCTCTTTTACTAACTCTTTAAAGAGGATTAATTCATCT